TATGTTGTCTATTTCGTCGTTCTGAAGAACCGTAGAGCCTACAGTACAAACCTTTCTTAGTTCTGTAATTCCGTCACCATCAAAATCTGTTTTAAGGAAGGACTCATGCAACCAGTATGTTCTAAGGCCATCTTCTGCGGAACCACCAACAGGGTTGCCCCAGCCTTCCCAATAATTTGCTGATTTATCAAAGGCATATCGCTCAAGGCGTTCAGATGAGAAGGATAATTCATCTTCTTCTCCTGATCCTAACTCTTCATGGTCAAGGTCTTTGTCTGGATACATTTCCCTGAGTTCTGATAAAGTTTTCAAAACCCTGTGGCAAACAAACCTTGCATCCTGTATATTCTTTGCTTCTCTTGAGATAAGAAACTCAGTGGGAGGAACATTCTCTACTTTTATCTTTCCGTCATAAGACTTACGCTTAATGACAAGATCATGCTCTACCTCACCGAAATCATTGTCGTATTCAGAATGCTCAACAACTTCCACGTCACCTTTCATAAGTAAGGCTTGAAGACCAATCTCATCTAAGCCTTTGTATTCTTCACGCTCTTCTTCTTCGTACTCATCCCACCAGACCTTTACAATTCCGTTCTTGGACAACAGGGCGTCGGTGAACCATGAGTACATTATTTCCCAGCCGGGATTATCTTTGGTGAAAACGTAGTTCACATAGTCTGATGCCTGCTCTGCCATCTTGACATCTTCAGGGCCATGCGGTGTGAACTTAACCATTTCGTCACCAGAGGCAAACACACGCATCAGGGATGGTTTAATCCACTCAATAGTATCCTGAACTGTGGAGTCTACATACTGTGAACGTCCTTCCACTTCGTTTCCGAAAGGAAGGCCATAATAGTATTGCATAGCCTGCTCACGCTGCTGAGAGATGGTATCTCCCATGTAACCAAGGGAGTCAGTAATCTCTCCCCTGATTCTGGTAACCAGTTCTTCTTCTGTAAGTTTTTCAGCCATTAAATAATTCCGTAGTTCCCGTATTCAACGTCTTTCGTCCATGCTGGGTCTTCTCCGGCTATAGCAAAGCGTTGGGATTGAAATGCATATCGTGTTGCAGACATCAGGTCATCCCTGAGAGGAACCACCTTATTATCCTTCCTATGGTACATTCTAAACTCTTCAAACCAGTCATGGAGGGTGGAGAATACTTTGAATTTTTCCCCTTCTATAGATTGTAACATAGCCATTAAACCTTCTTCAATACTGCTGGAACCCTTGTTATTTCCTAATGCCGGAGGATTAGTAAAATGCTCCAGCAGGAAGTTACAACCCATGTTCCGGTATTGGTCAGCAAGACCCGGATTTCCCATGCTATCCCTGCGATTTCCGTCATGCGGGTAGGCTATAGGAATGAAATGCGGTCTTGTGCGTATAACCCCTGCGTGAACAGTGGGCGACGCCTTGGACGCTCTGTAGCAATCGTAGATATAAAATGTCTCCGATTCTCTATCAATAGCGCACCAAACAACCGCTGTAGGGTGATCCCATCCGAAATCTATTGCTGCTATTCTGGGCCAATGGTCTTCAATTGGAAATGGCTCAACCATGACCTTTTCTTCACCTAGGGGGAAGACCAATCCTGAACCAATTGATGGTCTTCCGTACCGTCGCATTTCCCTTTCGTGAGGTGAGTACGACGATAAAATCTGTTCCATTACCGACTCTGATAAATGCCCTCTCTGCCCCTTCATGGATAAGATGCGCTCTGAAGCGTCATCCCATGTAGAGTTGGTCAGGGATTGACCGGATTTCAGGTTGTTCATAAATGAAGCAACTGTTTCGGTCATGCCGGATTCCGGCGTAAATGTCATATAGACCATTCCCCGCCTGTCCAACGTCCTTGTGACTGCCTGTGAATAGAGTTCTCTACTTGGTTCTTCGTCCAACCATATACAGTCTACACTACGGCCCTGCCACTTGTCAACCCCCATTTCATAGGCTTTGAAGAATAAAGAGGAGTTCCCCCCACTAACGTGCTTGATCAGGGCAACCGCTTTGGCGTTTGGAACACCGGGCTTACGCTCTGTTTTTATTATACATTTAGCCGGTATGGCACCGGAACCGAAAGCCTCTGGATCGTCAGGGGAACCCAATAATTCAAATTGTACAATATCTCTGGTGGTTTCATTTGAAACACCGCCAGCCCATGCCACTATGGGTTTGGTAAATCTTCGGCCCTTCCACCAAGATGGATAGAGGCCCGTACAGTGATAGGCCATCTCCGCTGCACCGCAATATGATTTTCCAATGCGGTTAGCAGCCATCAAAAGGCGCTGGTTGGCCTCTGAGCCTGTTTCGTGGAAATTCTGTTGGTAGGGGTAAGGGTCGTAGAAATCTAGTTTGTTGAAGCGTTCTCTATTTCTTATTTCCCTTGCTATTTCTACCGCTTCTTCCAGTTCCTTCCTTGTAGCCGGAGGCATGGATTGCGGCTGCTTGGCGCTCTGCGCCCTTTCTAGTTGCATAGCATTTTCCTTTGTCGCCGTATTTCCAACCCTGTTTTCCGCTTTTCAGGGTACATGGTTGAATAGGCATTATAGAAACCTATCGACATTACGCATTAATCTTTGCCTGTATTCGTTTTCTTCATTAGTGAGAAAATCTAATATACCAGATGTTGCCTGACCAACTCTGCTACCCCTAGCGTAATCCCCATAACTTTGACCATGCCTCTGCATCTGTCGATCTTGCATCCCTTTTATAAATTTTTCTGAATCTAAACCTGTTAATAAATCTGCGGTAACATAAGGCATGTCTTCTGCTTTTGCTTTACCCATTGCCAGCGCCCAGAGTGCGGCAGGCAGGGCAAGTCTTCCGGTCGCACCCCTAAATTTTCTTAAATTAAGTTTAGGTTCTTCAACATTTCCTGAAACAGTATTCCAATTTGTTTCACCCCTTATTCTAGCCTCTTCTTTAAGACGGTTGAGTTGCTTGTCAGCATGAATTTCAGCGTGTCTACTTTCTGGTAAAACAGTAGTGTCTCCCCAACCCGATCCACCACTCTGAATATCAAGATTATGATGAACATTGAGTATACTTAAAGGATTTCTCATTCCTGACCTATTGAGTACCGGATTAAATATATTCTTACGCTGGTAGGGAGCCTCCAAATCAACCCTTGACGCAGGATTCAAATTCATAAGAGATATTTTCGCTAAATTACGATAGTATGGGTCTCTGTAATTTGATGAGTGACCAGTATCCAGATAGGCTAACTCTCTGGCTTTACTAGTAATTAAATTTTGAGTTATTGACGATCTTCCAGAACCCTCAATATTTACAATTTTAGGAAATAGTTTTTGTATACCAGTCCTCAGTTTTGCTATGGCTTCACTACCGGCTCTATCTTTTACATTTGGATTTAAACCGGCGTTAATTGCTTCGTCAATCAAAGGACCAAATTTTCTTACTAAAGAAGGATGTTTAAGAATTCGATCTAAAGATGAAGCCTTACCACGACTATCATACAATATTTTTTCATGAGTTCCGGGAAATATTCTTCTTATATCCCCCTTGAACTTATGAAGCCGCTTATTAAAAGTCTGGCCTTTCTTCTGGTTTAAGTATTTTCTATAATTAGATCTATGTGTTGAGGTAACATCTTTCTCATCTATATTATAGTGTGTGGCTATATCTTTTTTAGAATGCACCACCCTTTTCTCAGCGCCTGCGGCAAATTTCTCTAACTGTCTTTCTGTGCCGGTAACACCCATATTGCCACTATATGTGTATATAGCCTTTTGTCCTACCCCCATCTTACCATCACTCTTAACCCAATTTTTTAACTTTTCATGTATATCCGTGCTAGAATATCCATCCAGCCGAAGTTCTCTTATTTTTGCAACTAAGTCTGGATCAGTCTTAGAGAGTGGTAGTGCAGACATCAGTTCACCAGTTCTGGGATTTCTGAGATATCAGATGTTCCGATTAAAGCCTCCAGTTCCCGTTGTAGTTCATCTGTGGATGCTGTTTCCACATGAGAGATTTCTTGCTTGATCTTCTCTGTGGGTTTAAGACCGGCTCTGTCCAGAACGTCCTTTACGGCACCCAGACGGACGGACTCCGATTCGGCGTTCTGTGCCAGTTCATTCAATTGGGCTAATGCGCCCGGAACGCAGTCTTGGATCATCTTGCGTTGGCGCTCTTCGATCTCTTTAGAGAACTTGTTCTTGAGTTCATAGCCACGCTGTTTGGCATGGGAGTACCCAGCCAATTCCGCTGCTCTGGCTGCTTTACCAGTCAGGCAATACTGCTCAATAAATGTTTCTTGCTTTTCTGTCCTCATTCCCTGACTCTACTGCGGTAGCGTGTATTGCGCCACCCCTTACAAATGGGTGACGTGCGATATCAGATGCGGTTGGTTTCACTGATTTACCTTCTTCATACAATTCCTTTATTGCTGGTAATGGGTCTGGAGTAGCCCTTTGTTTTGTAACATTTTTCTGTGTTGGGTAATAAGATTGTAGGGTTTTATCTGGAACCCTGTCATGGTAGTATACTGTAACAACCCGCCTTTGCGCTGGCATTTCCAATAAAGACCGCCCTCTACCGCTGGCCAAATCTAATTCATCTGCTACTAATATCCTAGACCTTCCAGTATTTGGGTCAAATATAGTATAATTACCAACACCGGCTATAAGTTCATCCGGGGTTAATACAGATGACTGGTAGAATATGTAGGGATTACCATCAATCATAACATCTCTTGCTTTTGCTGGAACGGCAACCCTGAAGTGTTTCTTCTCAGGCTGCTTAGACAGTGGGTCGTGCCTCCAAACCCCATCCATTTCCGCATACGCCTCCCAATCAATTGGGGCACCACGGCCACCGCCTTCCTTTTTTGGCGGCTCTAGTCTGTTGCCTTGATAGTCATATTTGACTTGACCGATTTTCCTGTATTTCTGTGCCCGATCTACGGCAAGACGTTTATTGATATTTTCCGCATTAACCGGAATATCATTTTTAAGCAAATGAGCCACATACTGCTCAAAAGCATGAACCCCTGAAGTTTTACCTCCAACCTTTCCACCCAATTGGAACCCAAGCCAATTA